AAAACCGGTGCGCCACTTGAACCATACACTGCATTACCATAAGTAGCAGCAGTACTACCATAAATAGCTATGCCCCCCGGTGATGTAATATCTAGTTTAGCAGGTTGAGGAACATTAATAGAATCAGAGTCATATCTAATGCGTAACTCAGCAGCAATAGTACCTTCTACTTCGTAGTTAAGAATTACACGTTGCATTATTTTTCTTAAACCAGCATCACCTAAAGATAAATCTGGTGAGCGGTAAAAAGCTACAATATTTTCTCCATCAAAAGTAAATACAGATTCACTTTCTTGTTGACGTACATATCCGTCAAAACCACCTTCAACTATAACTTCAATGTTGTTAATAAAGTCAGAGTCAAGCGAAGATGGCTTTAACCCTTTCATGTCTGCCCACTCAAAACCTAAAGCATTCTGTACATTTCTTTTAAGTGTACCTAAAACGCCACGAACAGAAACTGTACTTTCACCAGCAGAGTTAGGATAAAAAATACGATACTGACTTTTTCCTCTGATAACTGTTGAAGTAATATTAGCTCTATTAGCAACAACATTTTGCATACGCTTTTGTATAGGCTTTGAAATTGTACCTAACTCAACGTCACCAATTCTTTCTGTTGCAGCAATTGTTCTTAGTCCATCAAGAGATAAAAAGATTAAGTCGCCACCCAGTTCTTGAACAGAAAAACCATCAGCACAACCTAGTGTTCTAGTAACAGGTTGTATTTGAAAATCAGCAACACTAGTGCCTACAAGCTTGTATATTTTGTCAAGACCAAAAATGTATAGCGTATCACGAAATACTTTTAGTGCTGTAACGGCTGTATCAACTCTAACAGAACCTGCCCCGTTTGCTACAGTAAAATCTGTTTCTGCAAAAGGTGCGCTAAATACAATTTCTTGTGGGTTAGTAGACATACCAGCAAAAAATATGTGGTCTTTAAATACCGCAACAGAAGCAGGATTAGAAGGTGCGCCAGTAGTGTTAATTAAAGTATAAGTACTTCCATCGTATGTTGCAGCTTGATTAACATCATCAACCATAATAAGCTTGTTAGTGTTATTAAAGTTAAAGGTATCAAATTTGTAGCGCCCAGCAGAAGTACGTGTACCTATCGTAGACCAACCACTGCCTGTACTAAAACGAACTAAGTTACCAGCAGCAGCAACTACACCATTGTTAAATATCTTAACACCAAGAACAGTTGCATCACTATTAACTTGGTTAGTGTCCCACTTTGTTGTGCCACTCAGGCGTCTATAACCACCATTAATAGAAGGCTCAAAGTTTTGTAGTTCTACAGCAGCGCCCGGAGCTATGCTAAAGTCATCTTGGTCAAGGATTAAACCTCCACCTAAAGACACTGTAACTGGTGAAATTGAAGCAGTATCTGGCATATCTAACCTTGTGGCCTTAGTAATTCTTCAATAAAAACAGAAACCATTGCGTCATTTGCAGCACCTGCTTGTGCTTTTAATACATCGCTTGACTCTAATATAATATGTGCATCGTTAAATCTAAGATGACTATCTGCTGCAATACTCTGTGTGCTTAAGAGTGAGTAAGTAGCACTGGCACTTGTGTCTGTCCAGCTAAGTGTAATATCTACTGCAGCAGAACCATCAACATTAGTAATAAAGATTTCTCGTATGATAGCAGTAAAATTTGTAGGACAAGTATATAATGTAGTTAAACCTGTGCTAGTTAAACTGACACCTACGTTTTTAAATCGGCCCATTAAAGTATTTCCTACTAAAAGCTAGAAGAACTAAAGCCAGAAGATAACGCCGATGAAGTAATATAAGTAGACCTAACATAGTCATTACGATTAATTAATAGAGTTTGCATATTTTTAATTCCGTCGTTAAACAAAGCAAAGCTCCTTTCATAGAGGGGTACTTCACCTCTAAAGAAATACATGTAAGAAATAGCACCGTCAATAATAACGTGCTTAAATCTATCAGGAACAGTTGTTGTATCTGAATGTGCGCTAAGATCAGCAGAAGGAAATGTGTAGTAATCAAAGGTTACAATATATCTTTTATTAGGGTATGGGCTTAGTCCATAACTATCATTTGGTCCTCTAAATACAAATTGAGGAACACCGCCAGAACTAAACTGTGTAACAGTTGTAGCCGTATCATGTGCTGCTTCAGTACTACTACTAGCACCTCGTGTAGCTCCTGTAAAACTAGTAGCGGTAATGCCGGTATAAGTAATACTTTCAGAACCAATAACAATAGTACCTGTACTAGTAAACCCTGTAGTACTTGCTACTGGAATAATAACAACTTCATCATCAATACCACTAGATAAAGTAGTTGTGTCAGATAAATCTTCTTGACTACTTCTATTTTCTAAGTAATCTTTATATACAACTTTACTCAGGTAGGTACTAGATGCTCCTAAGTCAGCATCTTTACGAATACGAAAAGAATCAAAGTCAATTGTTTTAGTGTCAGTAGGAGCAGTATATCTTGTAACTCCTGCAGTTAATGTAACATTAGCTTCAGCATGATTAAACGGCCAGCCAAACTCTCGTTGATTAATAAAACGAATTGCTTGATTGACCGCATTTTTAGCTTGGGTCTGTACTCCTCGTGCATCACTGAATGTAGTTGCTGTAAGCTCAACTTCATTTAGCCTAACAAGAGTGTCATTAACATAAGTTAAAAAGGTATTTGCCATTTATTACATCCAAACAAAATAAAGCATGGAGAGGTACCGAAGCACCCCTCCACACAATATTTACTTATGCAAGTTGATCACGATCAACTTCAGTAGCTGTGTCTGAAACACCGTTCAGATCACAACAAATAGCATACACACGAAGTACGCCTACTGTTACATCATTTGATGCAGCAATAAACTTTACATCAATGGTATCCGTTGTACCTACAAAGTGAGTGTAAGTAGTAGCGGAAGGCTCATTAGCCCCACCATTAGACCCTGAAGCAAGGTAACCTAAAGAACTAGCATCTCCACCATCAACAATGTCATCGCCAGCAGCGAAGTCAATGTCAACAGTAACAGAAGTACCATCACAGACAGTAGTTACTTCTGCACCAGCAGAAATAACTACTACACCTGCAGGAATTTCTAGTACTTGGAAGATGTCACCATTTGTAACTGCTGTAAAAGTGCCAGCAGCAACAAGCTTGGTAATATCTAGGTTAGCTTCAACCAAGTAAGCTGAATTTCGTGCATCAGGTAAAATAGCAAGCGAGTCAGAATCAACACCTACGGTTGATTTAGCAGTCATATCAAAGGTTGCCATGATTTATACCCCCTATGCTACGTTATACTTAGCAGTGACAAGTGCCTCTGGGCGTAGAATCTTACGACCATAGAGGTGCATGCCACGTACAATGTCAGCAAAGCTGTCTGGATCACGGTAAGTTTCAGTCTTCATAATCTGACTAGCAGAAGCTGCTGCCGAACTATGACCACCAACAATAACGCCGTAGTTACTGTTTTGGTTAGCTGTACCAGAAGTGTCTGGGCCAGTACCAACCGAAGGCAGGTTGTTAGAAACATATACCTTGAAACCATAAAAGTTGTTAATCGTCAAGCCATTACGCATTCCGCCTGACTCACCGAAGTCACTGTTAAACAGACGACTATCTTCGTCCATTAGAACTTCCATGAATGTAGGATGAACAACCAACCAACGATTGTCCTTGTCAACAAACTGTGTGTCAAGGAGTCTACCCATACGAGCAACAACCATTGCTGGTGAAGCCGTAGCGGTTGGAAGTGCGCTTGCACCGGGAAGACGAGCAGCTAGAGGAATAGAATGTTCTCCAGCAGCAGAAGTTGTGATGTTACCAAAGTCACCCTTCTTAAGCTTCATTGAAGTTAGAAGCTCATCTGTGCCAGCAGTACTAACAGCAATTGAACCAGATACAGTAGTATTAACTGCACCGGCAACTGCATTAATGCTTGCTTGTGAAAAACCGGCCATATAGCCAAGAGCTTCAGCATCAAACTGGTCACGAAGACGATAACCTGCACGGTCTGCTGCCATTTGCTGGAAGTTTACGTGCGAGTGTGCCTCTTCAATGTCGTCAACCTTAAAGGCGAAGTAGTTAGCTTGATCTACAACTAGTGTAAAATCTTCGTCGTCGAGGTCTTGAGGAGAAATCTGTGCGCCACGGGCATATGCCTTGACGGTGATTTCTGGTTCTTTAATGATACGAACGGTATCACCAAAGTTAGCGATATCACCAAAGTAATCGTTATTGCTGATATCTTCTACAACTGATCCCTTACGGAATGCAAGCTGTACTTGCTTGGAATAAATGACAGGGCTGAAATTGCCATTTGGTAGACTATTATACCCTGCCGCAGTTTTAAAGGCCATGATTGTTCTCCATAGCGTTAAAACACGATGCGATAAATCGCTAGTCTTTCGACTATATGTAGTTAGGGTATAACTTTTGAGGGCTAGATTCTTGGGTAAGAGTGTAGAAGATCAATCTACTATCGGCCAAAAGTAACTAGGTAACTAAAAGTCACATTGTAAACATTTAGAGTATCACAATAATGTGGGTCTTAATGTTTCGTTAGACACCATTATAAGAAAAAATGCCTATTTGTCAAGTAAAAACGTACTTAACGTGCCGCACCGGAAAGATCGTAAACAAACGAACCGGCACGAATTGCTTCCATAATTGTTTCTGATTGTGCTTCATACTCTTGTGCTGACATTCTTTCAACGTCTGACTCACGAAGCACTGTATCATTTGCCCCTTCTTTAGGAGTAGTCTTACTACCCTTAGAAGCAA